TAGTTCGGCCTGATTGCGGAACTGCATCTCAGACCCTAGGGCGTTGTTGAATTTGTCCATCTCGTAACCCGGCGGCGGAGTGCCCAACCCCACGGCCGACTTCAGGTGCAGCAGCGGACTGGTCTTGAACTCGTACAGCTCACCCAGCAGCCTTGAGGTGCCGGGGCTGAGCTTCTGCCCGAGGATGCTGGACGCAATCATGTGCCTTGCGGCGTCGCGCTTGACCGGATCCTTTGGGTACATCTCCCGAGCCGCCGTCTCAGCGTACATCGTCGCGGTGAGCAACCCCGGCTCCGGCAGGCGCTTTACTTCGGGCTCGTTGGGGTTCGTAACCGCGCCGCCTTTCTTCATGCGCACCGCGCCACCGGCGGCGTAGTTGGGGTCTTCCGACCCGATGACCTGCCCACGGGCGTTGTACTTGAGTCGCCGCCCTTCGGGGTTGATCAGGTTGTGCAACCGCTGAATGTCCTCACCGCTCAACGCCGGGGGAACGTCCTGACCCGCCTGACGCAGCATGTTCAGTTCGCCCTCGCTGAACACGTCTCGGGCCGAACGCATGCCGGTGTTCTGCATGTCCCCGACGCTCGACCACTGGCCCGAGCGCACAAAGTCCTGCACAAACGGCAGGTACTCATCTTTGGGGGCGCGATTGGCTTTGCCTTTGATTTGCTTGATTTCGTCGGGCAACTTCACGTCGCCGTTCATGCGCGGCTCGATGATTCCGGGCCGGACCTCAATCGTCACATGCGGCTCGCCCTTGGCGTCGCGCAGCGAGTAGATACGCGTTCGGCCCGACTCCACATCCGGGCAGTAGCCTCCGACGCAATGGCCCATGGTGTCGCCTTCGTACTTGAGGGATTCCTCAAGAGCCGAAACGCCCCGACTGCGATTGTAAGCGGCGCTGGCTTTTTCCGGGGTATCAAAGAGAATCCGCCCCGAAGCCGGATCTTTCCAAGACAACCGCTGACCCGGCTCAAGAATAGAGTACTTGCCCGCGTTTTGAATAATCATACTGCTGACGTCTTCCTGCTCGGAAGGAAGCGTCAACTCCACCCAGCGCAACCCCCGCTCGTTGGGCGTGGTGGTGCCGGGGATAGTCTCGTACGCTTTGTACTCAACCGTGGCGGCGTTCTGAGATCGCTTGAGGTCGGCGGCGACTTTCTGCTCGGCTCGCCACTTGTTGATCTTATCAACCAGCTCGACGGCCTGCGGCACCGTGACCTTCTGAAGCTTTTCGGGGCTCAACTGCAACGACCTCGGCAGCCCAGAGTTGGGGTCAGTGGCGTTGGTGAGTTCGTCGATGAGGTGCCTGAACCCTAAGCCCTCTGACACAGGGGTTCCTCGGTTCAGCTCATAGGCCAGGGCGTCCGGGTTCTGAACGGCGTACTCGCCGCCGAGCTGGCGCAGCGTTTCAGGTATATCGATTTGAGCCTGACCGACCGACATGGGTAAGTGTTCTCGGTACGGGCCGCCCCTGACTGTGGCGTCCGCGACGTTTTCCCAACTCTGCGCTAACGGGGAGGTTGCCGTGGGGTCGATAGGCATACCCAGCACTTGACGGTTCGCACGCGCGGAAACTCCGCCCCCTCGAGGTTCGAAATGCAGCACCCCGCGCTCAGCCAACGCCCGCACCGGGTCTTCAGGTGTGCCTAGCTCGTTGCGTATGTATTTGCCGAGCTTGCTGTCGATCCAGTTGTTGATTGCAAGGTTTCGACCCGCTTCAGGTGCTAAACCGGGCCAATTCATAGCTTGTTCAAGCGTGATTTCAGTCCCGTTTTGCAACATACGGTCAGGCTGCTTCATTTGCCTCAACCCGCGTTCAACCGAGCCGGCGAGCCAGTTGCCTCCCTTGGGCTTGACAACGCCCAGCGCCCCCAGCCCGCTCAGTGCGGTGGCGGCTTTGCCGGCGGCTTGGGCAGCTTCAGGGATGATTGCGGCCGGGGTAGGGGCGTTCATCAGCGCTTGAACAACGCGGTACGACCCGGTGGGGTTGGTCTCGTCGTAGGGCTTCGCGCCCACTACGGCCCGGCCCACCTCGCCCAGGTTGCGCCGCACGTTGAGCAGCGCCTGAGCCGCCGGGTCATCGGCGCCCTGGCCGTAGCCCTTGAGTTGAGACGCCCGGCGGCGTTGACGGAGCTCTTCAAGTTCTTCCGGAGTGGGCGGCAGTAGGCTAGGCGGCATAGGGGTTCACCTTGGGGCCGGCGTAATCCGGCGAGTCGTTGAGCGCGTCGATGTAATCCTCGGGGTCGTAGTCGTCGCGGGCTGCGGGGTCGATGTTGAGCCACCCAGCGTCGCGCAGGTACCGGAGGGCTTGCGAAAAGGCATCCACAAAGTCATCGTGCGTGGCGTTCGGGAAGCTGCATATCTGCGTAATCATGCCCTCGGCCCAGTCACGGACGTAGCCCGTCCGAGCGCTAGACTCCGGGATGTAGACTCGGCCAGCGCGGACTATGTTGGCGACGATGCTGAGCCGCTGCACCTTGTCGGCGTTGCCGGGGTTGTACGCCCGCACGGGCACGTGCGCCCGCTGAAGGTCCTGAATCAGGACGATGCCCGCCGCTTTGTCCTCGACGAGCACCAAGTCCACCTTCTTGGCGTTACGCCCCTCGCCGAAGATGATCTCATACTCATCAATCACCTTAGGCTTCAGGTCTGGATACTGGAGGTGATCCTGCCACGCGTCGATGATCAACACGCTCAGGGGGCCGTCCTGCGGCTTGAACACGCCGAACGTAATCGAGGCCGTAGGGTCGTTGATGGTCCGTTCGGTGTAGGCGCAATCGTACGACTGAAGCACGAACTCAAGTCGCGGGAGTTCTTTGCCCGCTGCCCAGAGCTTGAACCAATCCCGCTTGACTATACCGCCTTCTTCCGGGTCAATCACCTCGGCGTGGATCTCCTGCCGCCCTAAGTTGGTACCCTCGTAAGCGAGGATCTGAGCTTTGAAGTTGTCGCTCAGGTTCTCAACGTTCGCGTACGTGCTCGCGGTGGTCAGGGTGACGTCGGTGCCTTCCCGGCTGATGAGGTCAACAATCAGGTCGCGAGGTTTGGGGGTCGTGGTGATGAGCAGGCGGGACTTCATGTCGGGCAGCTTGAGGCGCACACCGAACTGAATCTGGTCCCACGCCTCCTGCAGGTACTCCCACGCCGCTAGCTCATCGCACCACCCGCCGTGAAACTGCGGCCCCCGGAACCGCTCCGGCTCCGAGGCCGGAATCCCTTTTATCAATGAGCCGTTGGTCAGCTTCAGCTCGTGCAGTGCTTTGTTGTACTCGCTGATGAGCACCTGCGGTATCACGGTGAGCAGCCCGCTGTCGCCCTCGAAGCAGGTGCCGCGCACGTCAGCTGAGGTTGGCCCCGCCACTAGCCACCGGGTCTTCGGGTAGGTCCACGCCCACCACCCGACCTGCTCGGCCGCTGTGCGGGTCTTGCCCGCGCCACGGCCCGCGAGCATCAACCATATAGTCCACCACTCGCCTTCGGGCAGCAGCTGATGACGATGCGCTTTCGAGAGCCACAGCGCCCGCCACGCCCAGGCGGCTTGCCGCTCGAGCGGTAACCGGCCGAACTCTTCGCGCAGCTTTGAGTCTTGCAGCAGGTCCCGGAGCGTTGAGTCAGCCGCGCCCACTGTCGCCGCCCTCATCGGGCTGACGCCGTTTGAGCTCGATGTTTTTCAGAATCTCGTCAAACACGTTTACCTCAACCCGCAGCGGCCCATCGTCCGCTCCGGCATGCTGAATGCGGTGCGTCTCGGCCCAACGCAACTGCGTCTTCGACCACCATATGGCCGACGCGGTGTCGCCCTCAACCGCTTTAGTGAAAAGCGTCTTGCCGACTTTGCTGTTGGCGCTCGCCTTACCGAGCAGCAGCTCGCGCTCAAAGTGCTTGCGCAACGTGCTGAGGTCGATGCCTTCGCGGACCAAAATCGCAATCTGATCCTGCGGCAAACCGTACCCCGAGAGCGTCGCAACCAGCTCCCGCTCGGTCTTAGTCGGCACAAACGCCGGTCGGCCCGCACCGGGCTGCGCACCCCCCGGACGGCGCTTTCCAGCAGCCGGAGCTTTTTCTTGCGTTGGTTTTTCTTCCTTCATAGTGCGGCGCATTATAACCCGGCTTTTTCTCAATCGGCAACTATCTTTCGATCGTTCGGTTTTGATCGTTCGGTCGATCGTTCGAACGATTAACCAACCGAACGATCGCTCGCCACCGCAAGCTCAGGCGCTCGGATTGTGCGGAGTGTGTGGGGAGCGCCTTTAGGCCTCCCCCACACCGCAGCCGATCAGAGCGACAAGGGAACGTTTACGCACAGATTCAACCCCTACCGTTCACACCCCAAATACGACCGCTCAGCTCTCCCTCAAGAACCCCAAAATCGATCGTTCGTTCGGTCGGTTTCTTTAAGAACGATCAAACCAAACGAACGATCACTTTTAAGGTTCCTCGAACGGTCTTTTTTAAGTCCCTAACGGCAACATGCTACACCCCTAATGGCAACCACTGACCGTCGAACGTTTTAGCCGCTCTGAAACCGATCGTTTGGTCGATCGTTTGGTCGAACGATCACCCCGAACGATCGCCCAAACGATGGCTTGTTAAGGCTAATTCAATGCCGTTCAACTACCTCATTGAACCGCTCAGCGGCTGCTTGAATGATTTTCTTTTCAGCAGCAAAAAAGTGCACTATAGTTCGGTCAGTGGTAAATGAAACAACTCAATAACTTAATTGGAGAACTAAACATGGAAAAGAAAACCTTTGAAGTCGAATTACGCCTGACTAGTTTTGTGCGTATTCAAGTCGAAGCCGAGAACGCTGAAGCAGCTGCCGAGCTCGCCATCGAAGAGCTTTACGAAAGCGACTACCCTAACGTCAACGACCACGACGTCGAGGTCGAGTCAATCAAAGCCACCGAGGAGCATTGAGTCTAATGTTCACCGTAACCGAAGACCGCACTAACCGCGACATCCCGACCGGAATGGACGTGCACCGAGCACGCGAACATTATTTGTCGATGAGCAGTAAATTCGTATCTAAATTAACTCCGCCAGTCGTTATCTCGCATGGCAATCGATGGGTTTTTCGAGGTGACTTGAGCCAGATCAGCCTCAAGGGTTACGGAGCCGAGCAGCTCATCGCACAAACCCAGAGCGACAAACTCGTTTACGTAGCACCTCGGGCCGGCATGGCCCCCAACGCGATTGCGACGCTCGGCAAACTGTATGGTAAAAAGTGTGTTTTCTTTTGCCCTGCAGCCAAAGAGCTCTCAGTGCATCAACGCGCTCTGCTTTACCATGGTGCTGAGCTACGGTTCGCTAAGATCGTCCGCATGCCGAACCTGAACGGTTGGGCAAAGGCTTGGGCTGAAAAGCATGGTGCTGAATATTTACCACCGGGGTTGTCGAAAGCGCCGTTGGTGACTGCGGGACTCGTGAAGCTGGCTGCTCGGATCAGCGAGCAAATTGGTGGCGAACCGACCGAAGTTTGGATGAGCGTTTCGACGGGCACCGCTATCCGAGCGTTTCAGATCGCTTGGCCGAACACTAAATGCAAAGGTATTGCGGTTGCGCGAAACATGCAACCCGGCGAAATCGGCCACGCAAAGATCATTGGATCTACGTTACCGTTCCTGAAACCGGTAGCCGAAGAGCTGCGCCCGCCGTTCGACTCCACCGTAAACTATGATGCTAAGTGTTGGAAGAGTTTCGAACAGTATGCAGCACCCGGTGCTATATTCATCAACGTTGGTTCTGACGCTATCATCCAAGCTCAACACGATGCCGTGAAAGATATACCCGTCGATAGCCAACGCGATTGGAACGATAAAAGAGATTTACGATAACTATGGAGAACTGAAAATGCAAAAGAAACGCAATATGCGCGGCGACCCCGGCAGCCTCGATGACGAGCTGAGCTGCTCACAAGACCCCGCACACCCGCACGGTTTTGACCGCAACGCCAGTCACAGCGCCGGACGCTACGTGTGCCTTTGCGAAGGGTTCCTGGACGCCACTGCGGACGACGGCTCGTTGGCGGTGGTGCGCGAGCTGGCGCAACGCAACGACTACGTCATGGTGCTCTTCTCTC